CCTGTTCTGCCGATACTCTTGCGGTCTCCGCGTCCGCGCGTGCCTTTTCGGCATTTGCTCTTGCCGTCTCTGCACCCGCGCGGCTCTGTTCTGCGGTCTGACGGGTACTTTCGCTGCTCGCTCTCTGCTGTTCCGCGCTCTCGCGTGACTTCTCCGCAGATTTTCGCGCCGCTTCGCCGCTTTCGCGCACAGTCTCCGCAGAGGCGCGGTCTGTCTCGGCGTTTTTCCGCGCGGTCTCATTGGCAATGCGCGTATCCTCGGCGCTCACTCGGTCTGCCTCGGCATCCGCTCTGCCGGTCTCAGCAGAAATACGCACAGATTCATTCTGTGCGCGGCTGCTCTCCGCGTTCGCCCGCTGGCTCTCCGCCGTCACACGGGCAGATTCAGCGTTTCCTCTGCCGTTCTCTGCCGCCGCGCGGCTTTTCTCTGCCGTGTCGCGCTTGTTCTCCGCATTGGCGCGGGCGGTCTCTGCCGTGTAGCGGGCGCTTTCGGCGTGCTGACGGGCGGTCTCGGCGCTCACGCGGGCACTCTCGGCCTGCGCACGGTCGTCCTCGGCGCTCACGCGGGCACTCTCGGCAGAGGCGCGGCCCTGCTCGGCCAGCTGGCGTTTTGCCTCCTCGCCGCTCCACTCGGTCGTGGACTCCTCCATATCCGCAAACGTCTCCACAATCTCGTTGAACTGCGGAGCCACGCATTCCCGCACCAAACGGTCAAACACGCGTTTGTTCTCGTCTGCCGTGCCGGTCAGCGTGTCCGGGGACGCAATAACGCCCTTTTCCGCAATCTGCGCATCGGTAATTTTATAATCTCTAATACTCACGCACTTCTCTCCTCTCCCACCTCGATATACTTAACCAGGATCTCATAAATACCAAAACCCTCGTTGAGCGCATCCGAGACGAAAATAAACTGAATCATTTTCCACTTTTTCTTCTTCACGCGGAACTGGCGCACACTGTTCGCGCTCGTCTCAAACGTAAAGCGCTCGAAGTTGATATCCTCATAGGAAAGCCTGTCCGCGTAAAACTCGCGGTACAGCCTGCCGCTGTCGCGTTCCGTGCGAATATACAGATCGACTTTCGAGCGTGCATAGCGCTTGAGGTGTACCGCCGAGCCTCTCTTTGGCATGGTCTTGAGCATTGCAATATTGCCCATGCTGTCGAGCTTCGACGCCCACTCCGCGTGAATCGGTTTGCCGTCATCGTTGTACGCACGCATGAGAATTTCGTTTTCCTCTGTCCGCATATCGTCATTGAACTTGCATACCTTGCCGTCTGCGGTGCCGAAATACATGGTCTGCTGATCCGCGCGGAGCACCCGCGCCGGAATATTGGTCCAGTAGTACCACTCATAACCGTTGTCGCTTTTGTCCTGGTTGCCGTCCGCGACATAAGCGCGTCCGTCCACGACAAGAACATACCACCCGCGCCAGGTGGCGGCCACCGCATCCGCAAGGCCGTTTTCCTTGGTGAGCTTCGGATTGACACGTCTCGACCGGCAGAATAACTGCCGGACCTGCATGTTGTTGTAGTAGGTCGTTGTCGGGGCATACACGCCGCGTGGACTCAGATATAACGGATCGTCGTTGAGGTTTGCCGCCGAGTACCGCGCGACCGCGCCGTAACCCGGCACGCCCTCCTTGAGTGGGAACGCCGCAACATCGTTGCTCACAACGCCCGCGTGGTGCCAGATCGTACCTTCCTGGCGATTATCCTTCTTGATGATAAGCAGCTCGCCCTGCGCTTTCAGATAGCACATGATCGGGAAATCGCTCGAACCCACCACCGAATAGTTAATGTCGGGGAAATATGTCGGGTCTGTCAGTCCCGAGAACCACTCCGTGTTTGCATATTTGCCGTTACCGGAAAAGAATACGCGGTCGCCCGAGCCGTCCATGCCGTAAATGGCAAAGATGGTGCAGCCGAGTATCTTCTTCCGGTCCTCAGTCGTTTTTGCAAATCGGATCTCAATGTTGGACGTGCCCGCGTTCTCCGGCGCCTTGGGCGCGGTCTTTAGTGTCACCGTGCCCTTTTTCGCATCAAAGCTCGCCACCTCGAGCGTATCGCCGGTGATATGGTATTTCGCGGTGATGGTCTGCTCCTTGTCAATGCCGGTGACATCCAGTTGAAACGTCTTGCTGCTCCCGTCCCCGACAAAGCGGTTTCTGCGCCACTTGCAAAGCATATTGACTTTCTCATATGCCTCACCACCGCCCGTAGGCTTGCGCTGGTAGCTCGTCAGCGGACAGTAGGCCGTGTCGTCTGCGACGTGCTTTGCCGTCTTGCCGTCATAGCAAAGGTACTCCGCACCGGTCAGCAGATACAGCTTTCCGTTGAGGTAAAAGCCCTGAGTCCGTCCGCCGGACTTGATACCGGTCAAAAGCTCCTGCTGACTGTCCGCAATGGGCTGATAGGTGTGCTCGTCCAGCCGCACCTTATACAGCGTATCGCCTGCATGGACGATCATCGTGCGGCCTGTCTCGGTCGTGGCCTCATACGGAAAAATACCCGCAATCGGCTTGTCACTGCCGAGGTCAACAACTGTGCGCCAGCCCCACCGGCGTTCGGGCGCGCCGCCCTCGTCCGCGATAACGTTCACCGCACGCGGACTTCTGCCGTCGTCAATCTGCGTCTCATCCGTGGAGTAGTCCACACCTCGGAACCGCTTGTAACTCTTCCTGCCGATGGTCGGCGTGGAAAAGTCGGGAACCGTCATGGTTTTCATTCTTCTTCACCGTCCCCATACCCAAGCACCGCCGGCGCGGCATCCTCGAGCTGCTCGACAAAGTAGTTCCGCTCGAGTACCATCTGCGCCTGCTTGTCCTCCTCGTCTATCATAAGCGCTGAGGCGAGGCCGTGCGGCAGTGCGCCGCGCGTAATGCGGTCGTCCCAGTCGATAACCGTATCGTCTATTGCATTGATCTCCGGCGCGCTCGTCAGCTCTTCTCGCCCGCTCGCCGCGCGGATCGCGTTCTCATACGGCAGCGCCTCTGTCAGCAGCCGCTCAAGCAAAAGCGGCGAATACTGATCGTAGTCAGTATCGCCGCCCTTGCTGGTGAACAGAATGGCGGCCGCAAGATCAAAAATCTTTCTTACTGTTGTTGCCATTCTTTCCTCCTGAATTTACTTATCCGTAGCCTCAGCCACATCCGAAGTCAGCTTGCCGGCCTTGCCGAACGCAACCACGCGGATGGTCTGGCCTGCGGTCGTTGCAACCGTGCCGCCGCTTGCGACCAGCATGCGGTTTGCGGAGAAGCGCGGGTCCGAGCCGTCCAGCGTGTACCAGATTTCGTCCGCATCTGCCGCCGTAACGGTCGCACTGTGCGAAGCGATCGCTACGGTGCACGCCTGCTGGCTTGCGGCCTTGGCCACAACGACAACCGAATCCGCACGGCTGGAAAGCACAAACAGATCGTAAATCTGACGGCCCTCAACCAGAGAACCGGAAACGCCGGGGGGATCGGTGTGGATTTTGGTATCGTCAATGGTATACGGGAACGCAAGCGCCTGCTCGTGAATTGCAAGCATATAAACGTCGGTCGGGAACAGTCGGTCGGGAACCTTTACAACAGTAAAGCCCGCAACCTGACCGACAACGCCTGTGGGCAGCTGCTTGCCCGCCAGATTGTCCAGCTTGACCCACTCGTCCGAGAGGATGATCTTCTTGTAGTCACTCACGCGGACAAAAAGGATACGGCCATCATCCGGTACATAGTGATCGTCCATATAGGCGGCAGCATCATAGACGGTGGAGATAATGTCGCTCTTGGTCGGTGCAGCAGAAACGCCCTGAATATGGCCGAATCGTGCAATGCGGCTGAAGCCGTACTTGTCGCCGGTCGGCACGCACTTCTCGGAGATCTGCTGGCGCAGGTACTGGCCGGCCTTGTTGCTGATAGCCTGCTGAGAGCCGTCGCCCTTGTCTACAATGGCGGTAAACGCCTTGTCCTGGGTGATGGTGTACTCGTTTACGATGTCCTGTACATCGTTCGGCGCACCGTAGCGGTCCTTGCCCTCTCGCTTGTAGTCGTTCAGCTCGCTGGTGAGGATCTGGTAAACCTTGCAGGTTTTCTTGCCGATCATGTCAACGTGCGCCTTGCAGTGCGGGCGCAGGAACGAGGTATGGGTATACAGCTTTTCTACAGCTTTTGAATACTGTTCAGTAAGATAAATAGGCATATAGTAAAATCACTCCTTTTACAGTCCCAGTAAGCCGCGCAGGAACGGGTCGCTCGTGTCGCCCTCATTGCCCTGCACACTTCCCGGGCTTGTCATTTTGTTCTGGTTGTTCTTCTTTTCGATCTGTACAGCCTGTGCATTCTGCTCAGCCTGATAGCGCCAGTGCGCGGCAACGGGCGTCATAGCTTCCTGCTGCACCAATTCAAGCACGCGTTTTGGCACTTCCTCGAAACTCTTCACGCCAGAGAGTGAAACATATTCTTCCCACGCGCGTGCATCGGCTTCTTCTCGTGCCTGTTCAACAGTCTGATCAATGCGCTGCTGCATGGCGGTAAGCTCCGCCCGCTGCTGTTCGGCGGCCTGTGCCGCGGCTGCACGCTGGGAAGCCATGCGGCCCTCGGCTATCGCCTTGAGCGCCGCATCCGGCGTTTCCGGAAACTCCGCGCGGCACTTCTCGATTTCAGCCGAGAGCAGCTGCTCATTGCGTGCGCCCTCCAGCTGTTCCAGGTACTGCTGCCGGTTCATGCCAGCGGCCTCAGCGTACTGATCCAGTACACGCATTTCCCGCTCGGCCTTGCGGTCATAATTCATGCCCTTCTGGAGCAGTTCGACCGGGTTCACGCCGAGCGCACCGGTCAGCGCCTGCACTGCATCTGCCGGCAGCAGGATCTGCTGTCCGTTGAAGACGAGCGGCACGGTCTGCACCGGCTGTTCCACCGTCTCCGGCGGTACTTCGCCGCCCTCCGGCGGCTGATTCTCCGGTTCTTCCTGCTGCTCTTCGGCGCGCTGGTTTTCCGCGCCGTCCTGCACGGTCTCCTCTGCGCCCTCGGCGGCGGTCTGCTGGTCTTCCAAACCGTCATTGCCTTCAAGCGCTGCGAGAAAATCGTCGCCGTTAAAACCGTCCATGTCCTCGTTTCCGAGGCTCGTGTTTACGTCTGCCGAATTGCTGGTCTCCCAATCCATAAGACAAATCCTCCTATATGCAAAAGACTTTCGTCTCATTGCCGTGTGTTTATCGTGTGTTTATCGTGCGTTCCTGCACTCCGGCGGACGCAGCACAGTTCCGCTGGTACTGCACCCGCTTGTATCCTTGCACGCACGGGGAATGCGTAACCCGGACGGGGATAATATGGCGAGAATCCCACGCCCGCCGCAGTGCAGGAAAATATCGTGCTCCGGCGCTCGGACGGACGCCCTCGACCCGAACGAGGGTGCCCGCCATCAGAAAGAAATAAGGGGAATCAATGGGGCGGGTGAGGTCAGCTCCCGCCCGTCCGAACGCCGGAAAGAAAAATCAATAATCAGGTTCGAGAATCGGAACGCCGTACTGCACAGCACATTCGCGCTCGATCATGCAGCCGCGTGCGTCCTTCCAACCCTTGGCGAAATAAACGAGATCCGCATCTGCCATAAGCCGGATAGACTCAGCCAGGAACCAAAGTGGCTTTGCGTCGTGCGGTGCATCCTTAAAAAAGGAGTCGATGATTTCGACAGGCTCACCGATATATTCAGTCGCTTCGCGGATAGCACGCTCACGTTCGCGTTCAATCTCATCGTTTGTCTTGTCCTTCATCGGCTGAGAAATAAACAACTTTTTCATATCGTATCTCCTATTTTTCAGTCCACGGCTTAAAAGAAACAATCTTATCGAGCAGTCCATTCGCCTTGCCATCGAAACAAATCGCTCGATCGTCAACGTAAGCAATAGCAGGCGGCTTTTCCTTCATTACAGCATCTACCTCAATAGCATTCTGTTTCAGGTAGGTTTTCACCGCATCCATGCCTTCCTGCGTATCGCAGCGAGTCGAGACAACAACCACATCATAGAACTTCCGTATTTTATCAATCTCTTCTCGGATACCCGGGACGGGCGGATCCGGAATGCAGGTCTTGCCCCGCCAGCCAGAGGAATAACTATGAATAACACCATCGAAATCCAAAACAACTGTGTACTTCATATTCTCACCTCAAAAACCGGAACTTACTTTCCTTACCCTTGCGATACTTCGCGCGCGCCGTGTCCAGCGCCTCCTGCATCGCGGCAAACATAGCATCGACCTGCTGCTCGGTATACTCATAGTCACCGGTCGCAAAATTGCCGATCAGACTGATAGCCTTGCACGCTCGACCCACGCGCGGCTCTGCCACGCGGATAAAGCGCTCCGCCTTGCTCTCATTGTTGTTATCCATTTGTCAAACCTCCCTGCTGCATGCTGGCCTGCTGCTGCACTCTCTTTGCAGCCTCGACCAGTCCTTCCTGATCCTTAACCGAGCCTTCCGGCATGCGGCTGAGGAACTCAACCATATTCGGCATAACGCCTGCCGTCTGCAGATTGTTAAGCGTAGATACCTGCAGAATCCTCGACCAGTAGCTTGCCTCACCAATGTGAATATTGAGATCCAGCGCCTCCACCGGCAGACTTGAGAAGTCATACATCTCCACAAGCGTCTGCTCCTGCGTCTCGCCGGTCTCGTCTGTCATCTCGTCGGTGATCTTGACCTGACGCATACCGTAATAGGCATGCATCATGTCGATGAGGACCCGTTCATAGTCCTCGACAAACTGATAATATGCGATCTTGGTCAGTGCAAGCGGCGCAGCGTTCGCGGTCTGTACCGCTACAATCGCACTGCTGTTCTCCGGATTCTTGACGTTGCCGAGCGCCGCGTCATTGGCACCGGCAACACTCTTGAGCGCGTCCGTCATTGTTGACGTAATGCCGGTGGCCTCTGTCGGAATGGGCATCGAGCCTGCAACGCCGGTCAAAGCGTCCTTCACATCGCCTGTCACGCCGATAGAAGTCGCATCCGGGTCCCAGCCCTTGGGGAATTTGTTCCGGTTGTACACCAGCTTGGGCATCGCGTTGTTGCGCAGCATGAGCGCAAGCGCGGTCCATTGTTTATTGATCTCGATCTGCGTGTTGATGAGCGGTTTGATCTCCATCACGCCGTGATAGCAGTTCTTCCGCGGCTTCCAGCTCATGTACGCGACGGGATAGAGTGTCATTTCCGTCGCCACATCCTGCTCGATCATAAAACGACCGCAGGAGCGGCAGTAGTGTACCCTGCCGTTCTCAGCCTTCCAGAACCGCACAAGCTCGTTGCCGAGACTGTCGCTGTTATTCTGCTCGTCATCGCCCTTGTACAGGCCGTCGGAATCGCCCTCGATGCTCTCCCACTCGGCACAGCCGAGCCGTTTCGCGTCCTTACGGATTTCGGATACCGGTCTGCGGCGCACAATGATAAGATAAGGCTGCTCCTGCACATTGCTGTTCGCCGGATTTCCGAACAAAATGTTGGTGTTCATCACCTGTTCGGCGCAGATTTCGCCCTGCACCCCGCCCAAACCGGACTGCTTGCTTGCGTCAAAGTAAAAATACAGCGCCGCGTCACCGTCCACGCAAGCATCGCGCAGAACCATGTGGTGCTTACTTTTCAGCTTGGTGCGCTCCACAACGCGGTCAATGCTCTGTTCGAGGATTTTCGCCGCATACTCGGCCTGCTCATCCGGCAGGAACGGTTCAATGTCCTGATCCACATCGTTGGAAACGATCTGCGCGACCTTGTAATGTACGATAGGGTCAAGTACATTCATCGTGATCGGCCGCAGGTGCTTGCTTTTCAGGCCCTCCCATTGCTTGCCCTCTACAAAATTCTCGCACTGCTTCACATCGTCGTACAGGTCGAGGTAAGTGTTGAACTGCACACCTTTCTGATACTCCGCCTGTACACGCTCCGCCGTGAGCAATTGTTTTTCGTTCATTCTATCACCTCTGCCGTATATGCAGTGCGCCTGGGTCGTCGCACCCTACGAAACGGCACTGCACCCGTAGGGCGCGACGACTCGGCGCGCCGTTTCTTCTCCGACTGGCCGCTCATTCCTCAAGCTCCTCCTGACCGTGGGCCGAGCCGTCATAATTGAGGATGTTGTGCAGCTCCCGCAGGATATGTCCCTCGGTGCTCATCCGCCAGAGCTGCTCCTTTTGGTGCTCTTCTCGCCAGTGCTCGGCACTCTCCCGCTCGGTGTTCAGCGCCTCGGTCAGCTTGCCGTTCTCCTGCTTGAGATTATCAACCTCGTTGCGGGCGCTCCACATCGCGCTGATTGCCGCGTCGTGTGCATCCTTGGCGAGATCCAGTTCTCCCTGCAACTCCTTGTACTTCCTGCGCTCGGTCTGCAGCTCCTGCCGCAGACGGCAGGCCGTGTCCTCGCTCTCGCACAGGGCGGTTTCCAGCTTGGTAATGCGGTCTGCAAGCTGTGCGCGTACCGCCTCCTCAGTGTGCAGGCGTTCCTCCATCGTCCGCGCAGTCAGCTGAAAGGATTCCGCTTCCACGGTCTTTTGCCGCAAATCCTCGCCCAAGCGCTTGGCGTTTCGGGTCTGCACAGCCGCCAGAAAAGCGCACATCGCCGCAACGGCACTAATAGCTAAATACATTTCCCATTTCCTCCTCTGTAGTCAGTTCATTAAACTCCTTCGGCTCACTCGCCGCGATCGGACGGCCGGCAACAAAGTACCGCAGCATATCCGCCGGGTGGGTGTACTCGTGCGGATCGTTTGCCACATCATCCGGGTGCTTATCATCGTGCAACAGCATCGGCAGGCTCTTGATGGTCTGCGTGCAGTTGGAAAAGAGGATCAAACTCGGCTTGCCGGTGTCCTTGCGTACCTTCAAATATTCTTTGAGGTCGAGCCATCCGAGCACGCGGTCGTTTTTCGCCTTTTCCAGATACACACCGCATTCTGCAAAGCGGTCTGCCGCGCTGCGTCCGGTGTCCTGCCGCCTGTTCCAGAGGTCAGGCGGTGCAAAGGTGATCGCATCGCGTTCCAACTCGTCCGAGCGCTCCAATATGGCGTTAGCCGCATCCGATAAGATCAGCCCGTCGTGCCCCTCTCCGAGATCCTTGCCCTCGCAGTATTCCTTGTACATGTAAGCCGTCCCGTCCTCGCTGACCGCGATCCATCCGACCGCGAGCATATCAAAGCCGTAGTCAAGCGCCTTGTACCGCGTCCAGTGCTCCGGGATGGGGAATGCCTCGCACACATGCGTCTCGCGCCGGAACTCGGGGAAATACTGTCCCTCGAATACGTCCCAGTCGCCGTACAGCATCGCCCGCTTGCGGTCCTCGGGCAGATTCTCAAGCGACTGCACATAGTTAGGTGAGTTTTTGACAAGCCACGGATTGTCATAGACCGTGGCCTGAATGAACGTGTAGTCCTCTGCTCGTTCCTGCTTGAGATAATCGCGGTCGATAAACAACCGCTTGAACCAGGCATGCCCAACGCCGCCGGGGTTGCAAGTCAGGTACATTCTCGGCGGGAAGAACTCCCGCATCTGACCGGATGAGCGGTTGCTCTCGGTCATTGTTGTAAAAACGTTCTCAGGGAAAAGCGTGCACTCCTCCAGAAAAATAACGTCATAAGCCTGTCCTTGGTACTGGAGTAAATCGCTGTCGTTCCGGCAGTAACCAAACTTGAGCCGTGAGCCGTTTGGAAACTCAAACGCCTTGTCCGCGCTCTTGTACTCCGCAATGCCTTTCAGCTCCCGCATAGCCGGAATAATATGGTTTTCCCGCAACTCCGGGTACGTCCGGCGCATAAACAGAATCTGAATGCCGTCATACCGCAAACACAGCATATTGGCCTTGAGTCGTGCGACAAAGCTCTTGCCGCCACCTCGTGAGCCGCCATAAGCCGTGTAATGTGACCGGCTTTTCATAAACTCAACCTGTTTCGGATAGGGTTTCGGAATCACAAAGCTGTTCATTCTGCCAGTTCCTCCGCACCATCCACAAACGTGATCTGCACACCGGTGCCGTCCTTCTCGCCGAGGTGCTGCTCAAGCGTTTCCTGTCTTGCCGCAACATCCTTCATGGTTCCGGCCAACTCGCGCAGGCCGACGCCGGTGTAATCGCTTACAACGTTTCTGAGACTTGCCACCTCGGCTTCACTCAGCCCGATCACGCCGTCCTTGGCAGCCTTTTCGAGCACCGCCAGACCGTCATTGATGGTCCGGGTGTCCTTCGCAGCGGCCTCGGCCTTGCGGTCGAGCGCGCGCAGTACCTTGTCCCCGATCTTCTCGCACCGGGCGATCTGCTTTCTGCGGATTTCCCGCCGAGCAGCCACGCCGTCCTCGTCGCCCTCGTTCTGGGTGTGGACCCAGTCAGCAAGCGTCGATTTGGGAATGCGCATCCGGCACGCAGCGTTTGTGATCGAAACGCCGCTCGCCACGAGCGCAAGCGCCTCGTCTTTAATTTTCTGGTCGTACTTGCTCCCGCGCTGCTGCATCCAATCACCTCCCGCGCACGTTTGTTTCTTGTTTGTCTTTGCTGAATACAAGTATAATCGGAAAAATCGGACAAAACGGACAACTTTGTCCGGGCAGTAAAAAAGCGCTCAGCCGAGCCATACAGCCCGCCTAAGCGCTTGTGTTTGATTCCATCCATTATATTTCTATATTCGTTGTTGTTATATTTGTCATTTTATGATATGATATGACAAATCAATAACGAGGTGTTCTAATTATGTTTACCGATATAGATGAAAATTTACCGGCTGAAGACATAAATGCCATAAACTATGTATCAGCTGCTGGCATTATGTGTGGCTATACAGATGGCAGCTTTCGACCAGATGATTTAGTTTCATATTCCGCACTTTGCCGCTCTTTGTTCAACGCATTTAATCCCGCTTCATATAATCCATCCAAAAAAACATTAAATCAGCCTTTACATTTATTATATAGCGATTTCGTCTATAGTCGTATTCAAAAAAACTATTCTCCTAAGACTAATATAGCAAGCTCTACTGCCATTCGTATTATATCTAAATTCTACCAGTTGTTATTTATTGAAAACTCTACTACAAATCAACATTTATCACATTTTTCAAATGATAGCCATAGCGGCAAATTAACTCGTATTACTCTTGCAAGAATTTTCTATTATTACACAAAACAGTTTATACACTCCCTTACCAACCCTCCTGTCAAACCAGAAGAATTATTCCGTCTATGGGAGAGTACTCAGAACCATATCAATATCAATCCATTTGAATTTGCATTGCAATCTGTCGAATGTGCTCCTGAATTATATCCCCAAAAAGCAGATTTATCATTTATCTCACGTTTTCCTTATTTGAAAGCATTACCTATCAGCAATGTGCGAAAGACGCATGGTATCATGTGCCATATTGATGAAACTATTTCCTGTAAGTTTTCGCCAAAATCTCACTCTTCACTATACCAATACACTTCTCTTGCATCTTTGTATACTATGCTTACCCAATCTAACCGAGCTTCCTTTGGATTGCCTCCCGAAATCACGCTGCATATGAGCAATGTTGCGTACCTCAATGATCCGGATGAGGGGCATTTTTACCAAAGCAAACTGATTGATTTGCTTCCTAAACAATTTTCTTATGAAGGTTCTAACATCCATACAGATGATACATATATCGTTTGTTTTGCGGAGAAGGGCGATGAACTTCTCCCCATGTGGGTGCAATATGCTAATCAAGCGCAAGGTTGCCGCATTGAATTTAACGGTTCTGATATCAAGGTCACTGAACTTCAATATGTGAAAGATACTGAATTACCCGAAGTGATGAATAAATTGATTGAGATTATAAAAGATTCTTCGAGTAATACTGCTCTTAAAACTTATGCTACTGATAAACTTCATGAAATCCAGTACTATTATAAATCCGCTAATTATCAGCACGAGAATGAAGTCCGTTACACGACGACTATGCCCGTAAAGCAGGCATTAGTTGATGAAGGTTCTTCTGACAACGGAACTAAAATTCCTCGGCTATATTGCAATATACCTATTCCTTTGAAAATCAAGTCTGTTACTTTAGGCCCTAAATGTCCCGATTCCGAACGCATTGCCCTATATCTAAAGCACTGTGGTATAGAAAACGTCTATCGCTCTAAAATCCATTTCCGATAAATCAAAAAGCGCTGCTTAATGCAGCGCTTTTTGATTTATCATTTCCCGCTCGTACTCCTTCAGCAGCCGATCCAGTGTCGGACGGCTGACGCCGTTTTCCCGCGCGAGCGTCGCCTTGCTCTTGTGCCGCGTCACCCAATCGTGATACACAGCCGCCATGTCCTCGATAACGGTTTTCTTGCGTCCCTTGTATGCGCCGTTGCGCTTTGCGATGGCAATACCTTCCCTCTGGCGTTCCAGCATGTTCTCACGTTCGAACTGGTTAATCGAGGCGAGGATCGTCATCATCAGCCTTCCGTTCGGTGTCGAGGTGTCGATGTTCTCCTTGAGAGAGAAAAGCGTAATGCCGCGCGTCTTCAGGTTCTCGGTCAGTTCAAGCAGATCTTTCGTGCTGCGGCTGATGCGGCTCCAGTCCATGATGTAGATCGTGTCCCCCTCTCGCGCGTAGTCCAGCATCTCCTTGAGCTTCGGGCGGTTCATATCCTTGCCGCTCACCTTCTCGATAAACCACTTGTCAATGTCATACTGCTTCAAGGCTTCCACCTGCCGTGCCTCGTTCTGTTCCTCGGTCGAAACGCGCACATACGCTAATTTTGCTCCTTTTGCCATGTTATCCACTCCTTGTTGATGTTTTGTAAAATTGAACTCTTGACTTTGCTTTACACATGTAAAACAAAGCGAAAAACCATGCTATTTTTACGTTTTTCGGTACTCTTGCACACCTGCTCATTAGGGCATGTTCTATTTTTACACCGCAGGGCACAGCAAAGCGGACGGGTGACACATCGTCAGTCCATCCGCATATATCGTTCGACCAACTTCCTCGGACCGCTTTCATCCGCATACCCCATCCGCCGGGCACACTCGCTCCAGCTTTTGCCGTCCAGGTACCGCAGCCGCAGGGCGCGCCGGGTCATGGAGTCGGAAACGCTGTCGATCCACTGCCGCACCGTGTCGCGCTCATCCTGGCACTCGGCCTCAATGGCCTGCAGCCGATCGCGTGCCGCGTCCAGTGCATCCCGGCCAAACAGACAGCCAACGCCGTAAGTCTCCTCGATCCGCTTGTGGTGCCGAGCCTCCCGCGCAAACCGCTCTCTTTCTTCTTCCAGTTCACAGACCAGACTTTCAATCTGCCGCAATCTGTCTTTTGTCACCAGATACACCTCCTGCCGCATCGGCCTCCCGCCTTGCGCTCGTCACCGTTACGCGCTTCCGCGCGCTCCGCCCATTGAGAGAGTACAAACAGTAATGTGATTACGCTTTGTATTCATTCGTCCGAACCTCTCCGACAAACCGCGGGGGAATTGTTAGACCCCCTACAAGGCTGTCAGGCGGACCCGGCCGCCGATATCTTAAACTTTTCTTTGCCGTCTCCTGCGCAGGCGTTCCCACGGATCGGGAGCAGCCTTGCGCCGCTGTATCTGCCACCACGCGCCAAACGCCGCCTGGTTGTAAATGCGGCCGGCCATAACCTCATACCGGCCGAACTCATTCGCGTTCTGCACATGTTCGATAATCTTCACGCCGGGCGGCACTTCGGCCTCCTCCTCTTCGCCCAGTCTGAGCCGCACCGGCTCTGCAGGCGGGATCAGATTGCGGCTTGTGGAGTATCGCCGCGCACCTTTGCCCTTGTGACAATCCTCCTTGAGCAGATAGATGGCGGTGTCCTCAAAAAAATCCGCCCCCTCGCGCAGCGTGCGCACATCGGCCAGACCGGAAGCCCAGCAATCACGCACCACCTCGGCCAACTGCACACCGTGCGCGCCGCTGAGAATCAGGTGATGATGCAGCCGCACCGGCTCGCCGTCCATGTCATGTTCTTCTGTTACCGCTATGTATTTGTAGGTGAGGCCAATCTTGGCATACGCCTTTTTCATTTTCGCATGGAATTTCTCCAAAGCCCGCGCGCGGCTTGCCTCCGGCGCATACGTAAGGCAAACAAACAGATCCCGACCGCTCACAAAATTCGCGTTGATCAGCTGCATCAGCCGCCACTTGCGCTGCCGCCGGTTAATCTCCTGCTTGGCCTTCTCGGTTGTCCGCCGTCTGCCCGCCCTCTGCCTGGGCGACATGCCCGGCATCGTGCCCATGCTGTAAAGGCACATCTGATAGAGCGCACCATTGCACTCCTGTTTTTGATATAACATAAATCACCTCTTGCGGCCGACTCCTGCATCTGCGCCGCAACATATAAAATGTAAAGCCAGATCAAGCCAGCCCTTCACGGGCTGGCTTTCTTTTTTCCGTTTTTCATCTTCCAAATCTTCCGCGCCTCAGCCACGAAAACCTTTCGATAATCTCGCTCATACGCGCCGAAGCCGTAAGTAACCACAGCCGCCGTCATGCAGTTGATCAGCTCGTCCGCTGTCAGACCGTGCTCGGCGGCGTTCCGGATAAACTCACGCATTTCAATATCCGGCGGCCGTCCAAACGACCGGCTGTAATGCGAATCAGCCAGGTGTGCCGTCTCTGCCGGGCTGCGCTCCATCCTGAAATCCACCTTCCACAATATCAAACAGCGTATTCTCGTCGAGATCGCGCAGTTCGAGCTGACCGTCTACGCAGCGCAGCTTGAGCATCTCCTTGACCTCGCCGTTAGACTTGTTTTTCTGCGTAATAGCTGAGGTAACATTGTAATCAAAATGGGTCTTGTTGGTTTCGTGATAGATACCGTTCTCGTCTTGCTCTCCCACGTTCCAAAGCTCCACATTGACTTTGAGTGTTACACTGCCCTCGCTCAAGCCCTGCCGTAGCAGGGTATTCAGAACATCACGCAGCTTCGTATCGAACAAATCGACTGCATCATTAAAGATTCCGCCGCGCAGGCTCATCTCGTGTCTCATTCGCCTGTTCCTCCTCTCTGATTCTCTTCAAGGTTTTCTGAATCCCCGCGTGCCGCGCCACCTTAAAATCGGTTTCCAGTCCAAACAGCTGGATGATCTGCTCAGTGACATTGACAACATCGGCCAGTTCCCCGGCAAGGTGTTCGAGTCTCGCGGTCAGGTCACGCTTTTTGCCGCCCTGCTCGTGATAGCTCAGCAGCATCAACACCTCGCTTGCCGCGCTCGTAGCCTCGCCCAGTTCTTCCATCAGCTTGCAGACTTGCTTTTCCTCGCCGTAATAGCCCGCGATCTGCATCAGCTTTGCCGCTCTCTTTGCATTCATGTATCAGTTCCTCCTAATCAATCTTGAGTTTCCCGTAATAACGAATATCCATCCGGCTGACGTCCTCCGCCCGCAGCCGCAGCTTTTCAAAGGCGTAATCGTCATCTACCTCTGCCCGCATTTTCGCAAGCTCGTCCGAGTTCTCCTGAAACGCCTCGAAAAACTTCTGCAGGCGCTCCGGACCGAAGCCGTAAGCATCGTGCAGGCTGACCGCCATCAGCCAGAGGTACCGCTGCATGCTCTGCTCGACGTTCAAAAGCGCCGCCTCATCCATCGCCAGTTGCAAGCGATCCCGCCGCGCCTTGAGCACATCGGCGTAATTCATGCCCCGTGGCTTGCCTTTGCCTTTTTTCTTCACGCCAGACGATCCCCTTCCTTGCACAGCCAGTCCGCAATCACCTTTGCGAACTTCTCGCAGGCGGCCTCGTCCGTCTGCTCCAGCTCACCGAGCGCCTGCTCGAGTCGTTCGACCAGTCCGCGCACCTCGCCAAACAGAAAATTGACCTTGTGCGCCGCAGGGTTCTTCACCTTGTCCAGCTTTTCCTCTGCAGCGCGGGCGCGCTCCTCAGCAGCCCTGGCGGCCTCGGCGTTCTCCTCGCGTACCTTGGAACGGATTTCCTCCAATTCCTCCTCAGTCAGTTCCCGCACTTCCGCAGGCTTGTCCTCGATCGCGTCAAGCTGTTCCTGCAGTTCGTCCGCCCGTTCCTTGGCATTCTCGGCATTTCGCACAGCTTCATCCCGTTCGCGCATAGCCTTGCCACGGTTCTCCTCGGCAACGGACAGTGCCGCCTGCGCGGCATCGTTCTCACGCACCGCCGTTTCCGCCTCCGCCTTGGCCTCGTCGCGCTCCTTAACCAGAGCGGCAATCTCACGGCTCGACATGCTCGGCAGATCGTGTTCCTCTGCCAGTTCCTCGCGCTCCTCCTCAGCCATGCCGAGCAGCGGCAGAATCTGCGAATAGGATAACTGTCCGAAGGCATCCGCCGCCGTCTTGCCGGTAAGCGATACCTGACCGCCGCCAAACTCACGCGCAATACGCATGTAGTTCTGCGCCGTACTGGGCTTATAGCCGAGCTTGTCCGTCAGATACGCCGTCCACTCGCCGGAGGGCACCATCTGCTTGGCCTCCTCCAGCCGCGTGCCGATCTGGATAACCGATTCCAAAAAGACTTTCCGGGCGTTGTCCCGGATCATATTAATTTCGGCGGTTACGATCTCGATCGACCGTACCGCCACCACATTTCCGCTCATCAAGCTGACCTCCTTATCATTTTCGTGACCTCGCGCAAATGGTCGAGGTACCGTTCCATAAACTCCGCCGCCTCCGGCTCGCGCTCGTGATTGCGCGCGGCGTAGCACTGACGGCACTCCAGCGTTTTCGGGTCAATTTCCACCGTATGCCACGGCGTGCGCGGTTCGCTGCATCGGCGCAGCACCATGATGATGGTCTCGCCGTCCGCGTGCCGGTCTGCATAGCCCGCAACGCAGTTGTGCATCTCCTCGCCCTCGCGCACGATCTCCTCGGCGCTGTCCACCGGCCGGATGAGCATCCCCTTGTACCGCCAGCACATCCAGCCGAGCAGCCGCCGCCGGGTGCGGAATTTCTCGTTTTTCCCGCGGTTCGCCAGCCGCCGTTCGCGTTCGCTCAGGCGCGCGTGCGCCTCATGCAGATCGTCCGGCAGCCGGTCGCCGTATATGCCCAGCCGCCGGAGCTGATCCAGATAGTCGCGGTGCTCTATCAGCATCGTGCTGAGCGCTCTTTCCGCGCGCCGGGACTGCCGCTCGATGTACTTGCGCCACTGCCGGATTTCGATTTCGCATTCCTGCACGATGTCGGACCAATCAACCGAAAACGCTAGCGCACTTGCAAATGCCGCGCTGGCCTTGTCCGGCCGAGCCGCACCGGCAGATTTCAAGGTGCGATACTCAAACGCCGCCGCCAGCCCAAGGTTTTCCCGCCGGAATAGCCGGATGTCGGCCTTGTCCAGCCCGCGGAACAGCTTGTCCGGCGTTTTCGCCCGCAAATTAACGAGCATCCTAAACCGATGTCCCCAACCGTGCTCGCGCTCCCGCAGCCAGTGTCCGAGTCCCATCTTCCACAGGTATTCCGCCGCCGGATACTTGCAGTACAGCGCCAGATAATTCGGCAGATCCTGCAAAGCCGCGTAGGCGTGCTCAAGCTGACTGTATTGCAGACACGTTCCGCGCAGCTCCTGCTCACTCGGCAGTGCCCAGACGTTCTCCCGGTAGTTGCCTGCGAAGCCCGTCCAGCCCACGAAATTGCAGTTTGTCAGCAGCTTCCAGTCGTCACCGAAGTATAACGACTGTTTCCAGATCCACTTGCGCGCGCCGCCGTCGAAGAAAACATATCTGGCGTATTCATTTGCGACATACTTGCAATCCAGAAAATCCGGATTCATCCGCACCTGCAAGCTGGTCATCCAGACCTCGCCGCGCTGGCCGCGCTGGAAGAAGTGGAACGCGAACGAGGTGCCCGCCAGTGCCGCGCGCCTGTCGTTTGCCGGCCAGCGCGAAGCATGGATATACCTGCCGCAGCGCGGGCATATCCTCCATTTGCTGGCCGGTCCGGCGGAATGCGGCTCGGTAAACCGCTCCCGGCAGGCCGTGCAGAAGCATTCATACCGCTTGGTGTAGCTGTCCGGCCCAAAGTAATCCTGCTCATCCCCGGCGTAAAACCGGAAAAAAAGAAATTCCTCGTGCTGCACATTCTCGGCGATCAGCTGCTGCAGCTCCCAGCCGTCGATCGGCGGAATGTCGTTGACCTTAAACACGATTCCCGCCTCCTTACAGCAGATTCATAAGATCCAGTTCTTCCGGTTCAGCCGTAAGCGCTTGGGTTTCCGTCTCCATCGGCTCTGCCGCAGGCTGAACGCCATCCAACGGCACCTTATAGAAGTCCGCAACAACCTGAATAACCGGATTCTCCGGGTCAAAGCGATTGCACACACAACACCACGAGTAGTTCTTCTGGTGCTTTTTCGCATACTCATAAAGCGCGCTGAAGCACTTGTCGAAGCTCATCTCCGGATTATCGAGGTCAGCCGCGATCACCTCGGCGGCGTGCACGTCCGCCTGGGCGATCATCAGTACAACTTCGCCCATCTGGCGGGCGTTGCCCTCGGCGGCGTCCACTGCCGCCTTGATCTTATGTAAACTCATCTGATAGCCCTCGTTTCTCGCAAGTGTTCGCGTACTGTTCTCATGTTTCGTTTGGTTGCCTTCGCAACCTCGCGCACGGACAGGCCGGAAGCAAACAGCCGCGCCATTTCGCGTACTTCCTCATCCGTCACGCGCGGAACGGGATCGGGCAGTAGTCCGCGCGTGCGCAGACGCGCCGCAACGGTAGCTTTACTGCGTCTTGCCATCTCAGCGATATCCGCAACATTTCTGCCGGCTTTGTACCATTCGCACCATTGGTCTACGTCCTCGACGTAGACCGGACCCTGCACGCCTTTCTGCGGCGTAGGTTGTGCCGGCACAAAAATGCCTGTCGGCACCTCGCTGCACAACCCGCGCGCATCATCCTGCGGCGTAAATACGCATTCGCGCGTGTAATATGTGCAGTGGTC